CCCTCATTGCCAGCGTCCGGGGGTCTTTCGCGCTCTTGGTCTCTATCCGGGTGCCGTCAGCGAGGACGATCCGGCCCGGATCGACGCGCTTGGAGGCTTCGGCGAGTATGCCCAGCGTGGCGAAATCCTGAATCAGGTAGTCGAACTCGGCCCTGGTGCGCTCATAGTCCGCCGCGACGAGCCAGTAAAGGCCCGGCTCATCAGTCTCGAGGAACCTGGAGACCAGGTACTTGGACGCCACCATTGATTTCCCCGCCTGCTCGCCACCTGCGACGAGGATAAACCTCTTGCGGCAGTCCAGGATGGGGGCCTGCTTCTCGGTAGGCTCGAAGTCCAGCTTCGAGAACAGGTATTCGGTGATCCGGGGGGGCTCACTCGGGGCTAGTGTCATTGCCCTTCTTCCTCGCGAGGATATGCTCGACCTCGTTTATGGCGTTTTGCCGGGCTTCCTCGGCGTCTTTCAGCTCGGGGGAGGGTTTGGTCTTGCGATTGCTCTCGCGAACCCACCGCTTCCACTCGCCCATCATCTCCTTGACCTCGTTGGCGACCACGTTGCCGTCCCGGCGATACTTCTCAGGCCAGTGGGCGTTGAGAAGCGTGATCAACAGCACGGGATTGTCCTTCGGCCCCTGGTCTTTGACCCGCTGGACGGCGATGTCCTGGAGGTACTCACGGAATATCTCCCGGGAAGCCTCGTACTTGGCCTTGAACCCGTAGGTGTCCCGCTGAACCCAGCTTATCACCGTGGCTCGGGGCACTCTGGACGCCTCGGCGGCCTTGCGGAGCGAGCCAACCTCGCCATAGGCGGCGATGAACGCGCCCTGCCTGGCCTGGGTGGCATCCGGGTCACTGTCTGCCTTCTTGCGAGGCTTTTTGTCAGCCATGATTACTCTCCCATTTTGCCGTGCGGTGATTATACATCATGGCCTTGAGACGTTCCTTCGTGACCTTCGCGTAGGTCGGGCCATACTTGCCCGATCTTAGCATCCGCGTGAGGGAGCCTTTACAGCCAGAGCAAGCACGACCCCACTGGCCTTGCTTGTTGTTGGCTGGTGGATTGCCGCAGTACTGGCAACGCCAGCTTCGCCGCTCTGCCATATGTTCCTGTTCGGTTCTTGGCGTCGTGGCGCTGAAGGGTTTCCAATCTTGCGCTAACCATGCCATTAGCGCTCCCCCATCATAGCATTCGTTATGTCCGCAAGGCCGTCCCGCACAACTGCGCCGAGGGCTTCGATAGCGCCCATCGATGTCGCCGCGTCATTATTGCCCAGGGCTGTCAAGGCACGGGCCACTGTTAGAACGGCTCCCACAAGGCAATCGGGCATATGTTCGGCCACCGGGCGTTCGGCAACAAAACAAAGACAATGCAACGCGTCGCTCATCTATCTTACCTCCACGAATTAAGCGTCGGACTGAAGAACGTCTTTGGCGAGCGCGATTATGCCCGCTATGCAGCCCACGGCGACCTCGTTGAGGTCCCGGTAGATACTGATCCCGGCGATCACGCCAAGCATGGCCAGGGCCAAAAATATCTGGGGCCTTAGCTTGCCGAGGAACTTCTCCATCTCAGGTCAACCTCCAGGGAATTCTTAAAGTTCCGCCTGTCAAAGCAGATCTTGCATATGCCGGAAGACTCTGAGCCAGTTGGCTTGTCGATAACCCAGTGGTGGCCATGCTCCCTGGCATCGGGGACCAAGCGGCCCTTGTCGAAAGCCTCAAACCAGTAGCGAAGGGTTCCCCTTGGAACCTGAAGCATATCTGCAATCACCCGCTGGGGGCAACCCCGAATGTGGCCCAGGAGGGCGGAAGACACAAGGGCTGGCGGATATGTCGTGGAAGTTGGCATCCGGGCAAGTATAACACGTTATATATCTAGTGACACACCACCCCCTTTAGGGGGGTGTGTGTCCTAGCTGCTAGTAGCTAGAGCAAGAAACAAGAGCAAGGCAGTATCCCCCCAATCGAGCGTGCAACCATGCAACCACTGTTTTGGGGCTTGCAGATTTCATTGAAATCTCCTGGCATTTCATGAAATAGGCTGGGATTGCAATGAAATACGCCTCCGTTTCATTGAAATCTAAGGGGATTATTTAGCAATAAAAGTCTGTCAAGGGTAGAGGCTTATTAAGAGTATAACCCTCAAGCCATACCCCTTCCTTATCCGCGAAATGGGCTCTGGTCTTTTGGGGGTCGGCCTGGGCAGGTGACCTTGGTTCCTAGGCACAATCTTTGACGTACTCTCTGAATTCGTGTATCTTGGCAGTCCAGCACCCAAACCAAGAGGAAAGCTGGACAAAACCAGAATTTGGCCAAAATGGCCATATAAGGAGAAGGGGATGACCACAACGACCACAATGAACGGCAGGAACCAGAGCAGGAACCAGAGCGAAATTCGAGACTTGATGATTGACGTACACTCGCAGTCTGGACGACTCCGGGATGCTGCGACAATCAAGGCTGAATTCCAGGCACTGCCCAAACACATTAGAAATGCATCGTCAGGCATCATCTGGCAAGGATTTTCACCCGTCAATGGTGAAGCAATCATGGCCATCGTCTCCGGTCTCAAGACGCCGTCGGACAATGACAAGACCGGGCCAATGGCACAGATAGATATTTTGGTGGCTGACGAGCATCCCATTGAGGCGATTAAGACCGGCGCCGATGAGGCAGTCTGTGGCGCCTGTCCACTACGTCCAGACCGACTCGGTAAGCGGGTTTGCTATGTCAATCTGGGGTTTGGCCCGGCGTCCAAATTCCGGGCGTCGGTGCGTGGTAGCTACGAGATGATCACGCCGTATCAACTAGGCGTCATCCTCGCCTACAGAAACCGTGGCGTTCGATTCGGCAGTTATGGCGACCCCGCCATGCTGCCGTACGAGGTGGCGCAGACCATCCTCGAGGTATCAGGCGTCAAGCATACCAGCTACACGCACCAATGGATGGAGTCTTGGTTTGACGCTCGACACCTTAGCTACAGCATGGCAAGCGTGGACGCTGTGAACACGGTTTCTAAGCTTCACGCAATCCATCCCGACGCCCGGTACTACATGCTCGTTGATAGCTACGACTCACTGCCTGCCGCTACCATTGCCTGCCCTAGCAACTCAGACAAGCGCAACGATGACGGCAGCCGTAAAGTAACCTGCGCGGACTGCGGACTCTGCGCTGGCGCCGCCAAGCAGGCAAAGAATGTCGCAATCGTCGAGGGGTCATAGGCAGGAACAAGAGCGATAGCATGACTGGCGCCTATGTGCCAGTCATGCTCAAGCCAGAACAATTCAGGAGTTTTTGAGAATGAACACGCAACAATTAGTTACGCCTGAGATGCTAACCGCTGACGTTATCGAGGAGATGCGGTGGTGGCTCGCTGATTGCACGCTGCCCGATGGCTACGATGCCGCCAGTCTCGACGCCTACGAGGTGATCAGCATGGTCACCAATGGTTACGATGGCGGGATTGCTCAGTTTTTGGCCGATACCGCCCGATGATAGGCGTCAACGCACAACGGCGCCAGTACTGGATAACGTGTTCCGCTCACGGGACCGTGCCAATGTGGCCGGGTTCAATGGGCGGCGCATTAGGCAGTCCAACGGGCCTATGCAGCGTGGGACGCTGCGACAAGCTAACGGGGCAGCAACCGCTGCGCGAAATAACCATCACGCTGGGAGCTGCCAAAGGCAGGTATTCGGAACACTGCGACGCCCGATGCACCAATGGCAAGAAGCATTGCGGATGCAGGTGCTTGGGAGCCTGCCACGGCATGGGCAATTGCGATCCCTCGAGGCATCCCACGCAGGAATGAGAGCGGCCAATAGGACGCCCAGTTGCAGGCTATAGCGATACCTGATACGATATCCAAACGTGCGTTGTGGAGACGCACAACAACCCAGAGCATTGGAGATGACAATGAACCGAATCGAACTGGAAAACCTGAGCATCGGAGAACTAAGGACACTGGCCGCTGACGCTGGGCTGAACACCCAGCGCAAAGCCCAGATCATAGCGTCCCTGGCTGATGACTACCGCATCGGCGAGGCTCCCAGCATCAGCCTCAACGGCACGGCTCCCAAGCCTGCCCAGCCACCTGCCCCGGACAACGCTATCGTCTGGCCCCAAGTCCCCGTGGCCACCTCGTCAGTCAACGGTGACTACGTCGAGCCTCCCTGGCTTGGAGAGTTGACCGCCGCCGCCGCCATTGGGCATGTCGAGTTGCTAGGCCCGGCGGGATCAGGCAAAACCCTCGCCGTTCATCATCTCGCCGCCAGCCTGGGCAAGAACCTCGCCGTAGTCACCGCCGATGGCGGCTTGAGGAAGCGTGACCTAGTTGGCCAGCGCGAGTTGATCAACGGGCAGACCATCATGATGGCGGCTGAGTTCGCCGCCGCCGCCCGTAACGGTGACTGGGCATTGATCGACGAGGCGAACATGAGCGAGCCAGACGCGCTGGCATTCCTCAACGGGATGACTGACCGCCCGGGGCAGGCAGGCTCCAGCTTCCAAGTGGGGGGCCAGACCATTGAGGTTAGCCCGAACTTCCGCTGCTTCCTGACTCGCAACCCTGGCTACATCGGCACCAGAGCCATGAACGAGGCTCTGCGTGATAGGTTCTGGAGCATTGAGGTGCCGCCCTTATCCGACACCAGCCTGGCGCAGATGCTCCGGGCGCATGATGTCCGGGAGTCTTACATCCCTGACTGCGTGTGGCTGGTGGACACTCTGTATCAGGCATGGGAAGCCAACCGCATCAGCTACCAGGTGTCCCCTCGCCGCGCTCTTGCCGCCGCCCAGATGGCAGAGGCTACGCTCGAGTGGAGCAAGAAGGACGGCGATATCCGCTACTGGCTCGAGCGCTCGATCCTCAGCAAGATTGACGCCAAGCATGACCGTGACGCGCTCGAGACCACCATCAAGGCAGCGTGGCAGGCGCTGGACTACTCCAACTAACTAACGGCAAATAAAAAAAATAAAAAAATTCTAAAAGGAGAAATTTGAGATGGCGAAATTGGACCAAGGCTACTCCCAGACCAGGCGAGCATCAGGCGGCAGGCGTGGGCGCAGGGGCAAGACGATAGACTCATTCGTTAGCCAGAGCCTCAAGCATGAGGTGGCTAATCTCTACATCCGCACCGCCGCCAAGGGCATCATCGATGTGCTGGGGCTGGACGAGTACGGCGAGGACGCTGACCTTGCGATGACGATCCGCCAAGGCGTGGCCGATGACGTTGAGAAGGATCGCATGACCAAGAAGGATATGGGCGAGAGTTGGGTGACCGCCAACCGTGACGGCAAACAGGCGTCTCGCCGCCAGCAAGAGATTGAGCATAACCAAGGCGCGGAGACGTTGCTGAATGCGCTGTACTCTGCCACCAGGATGCGCGAGCGCACCGATCTGGAAGACGGTGACCTGCTTGATGACCCCGTCAGCCTGATGGCCGATGGTGACGGCTGGGGCCAGGAAGCGGCAGGCAGGCTCGAGATCCGAAAGCATGTCAACCTCGCCATAGACAACTCAGGCTCCACGCACATGCCTGAGACAGGGTATTGCTCAGGGGCTATGGTCAGCGTGGCTGAGAACCTTCTTCAGGTTCTCTTCACCTCTGCCTCAACCCACCCAGGCATCACCTACGATGGGTTCAGCTTCAATCGCGTGACTGAGATGTTCACTGGCGTTATGGCAAGGAATCGCCGAGCGGAGTTGGTTCGCAGCTACTTTGCAGGCGTGGTGGTGGATGATCCACTCAGGCGTGACGCCATCAAGACCAACCTCGCTCCGCTGATCGAGGAGATGTACAAGAACGAGGAGAAGCTGGGTCTGATCGGCTCTCCAAGGCTGGACATAATCCTGACTGACGGCGAGTTTGAATCTGAGGCCGATGCCAATGAGGCGGCTGAGTGGCAGCGCAAGCGCGGCGCAGGCGTGACCACCTATGTCTTGAACCTCTGCCCCGATGAGATCGATGACCCAGTGTCCCTGCCTCATCAGTTCAGGGTCATCCCAGTGGACTGCTTGGTGGACAAGTACGGCTCCAAGGCAGTGGATCAGGATATCCTGCGCCAGACCCTCAACCGCATAGCCGTGGCAGAGGTATCACGGCTCGATTCGTAAGCAATTAACCAAGCATAATCCCAGCCCCCCTACGGGGGCTGGGTTATATCTAGGAGAGATGGCCGTGAGACAAATAAAACAAACAGCCCCGCATACCTGGCTGGTATGGGACGAGCCGTTGCCGATAGGCAAGACCCGCGCCTCCGGCGCAGCGGTGTACGAATGGAGCGGGGGCAACTGGAGTTGCGACGAGTGCGGGACCATCGGAGGGTTGCCCCCGGCTGGCAGCGCCGTGCCGCACTGCGAACACATCGTGTTCGTTCAGGCTCACGAAAATAAAAATAAAATAAATTTAATAGCCGCTGCCCCGGCAATGCTAGCGGCTCTCCGCGCCGTCGAGGAAGCGTTCAGCTACACTGCCCCGTCCGCGCTGCCGTCTGACGCTGGCGTGGACTGGGAGAGCGTGGCAGACCAGGTTGACGTAGCGATATACGCCGCCGTAAACATAGGCGTCGGAGAGGTGACCTAAATGAGATACGCACTACCATGTGAGATAGGCTGCGGGTTCGAGGAACTCTGCGCCGCTTGCGGCGACGGCCACCATGTCCTGAAAAAGGACTGGTTGCCTAACTACCGCAAGGGCGACATATGTTTCGGCTGCAACGGCACCGGGATCACGATGCAGACCGCCGTCGATGACGAGCGCGGCCATGCCCACGTTCAGGTCAACGGCGTGTGGACTCCAGTGGATAGCATCAGCATTGACTACGACCTAGACACCCGAAAGTACACTCTCAACGTGCAGAAGCAGGAGGCAACCCAATGACGATCATCGTCAAGCGCCATCAAGACCGGACCATAGCAGCGCGGGGCTACATGAGAGGAGGTGACGCGCTGCCCCGCGCTGACCGATGGCCCTCCATCGAGCATGTGATCCGCCAGATGGAGAAGCGCGGCGTTGCGTTGGGCCATGCCCCGTGGGGCACCGTGCGCCGCAAGGCAACAGATTTAGACCAGGATATTTACATCGTAACAATCAAACATGAGCAAGGCTAGGGAGAGACATGGCTATTCATAAATTTTTCACAGGGGACCACAACCAACAACAGCAGACAGACTTGGGGGCAGTGTACCCTGACTGGGTTTGGAACCCGGCCTATGCCCACATGACCGCCGAGATCATCCGCATCACGCCCGAGCTGGCAAAGGTTTGGCTGGGCAGGAACACAGACAACCGCAGGCTCCGCAAGCATAGAGCCAACGTGCTGGCCAAGGAAATGACCGATGGCAACTGGGCGGCGAATGGCGAGAGCATCTCGTTCGACACCAAAGGCGCGCTGGTTGACGGGCAGCATAGGCTCCAGGCGATCATCAACTCTGGCGTGATCTCGCCGCTGACGCCCATCATCATGGGCATCGAGCCAGGCGTCCGCTCGACGGTGGACACCGGGTTGAAACGCAGCGCGGCTGACGTTCTTGGGATGCGCGGCGAGAGATACGCCGCCACGCTGGCAGGCACAATACAGCTATGGGCGGCGTACTACCTGGGGGATTTCAGGCGAACAGGAACGTTCAAGGCCAAGCTGTCCCATACCGAGGTGCTGAAATGGCTGGACGACTGGCCCTCGATTCGCGACTCCGTGGGCGCCGCCGCGAGCCTTGCTTCAGGCCAGCGTTACTGCCTTGCCCCGGCAGAGGCGTGCTTCCTGCATCATGCCATCACCCAGGGAGGGACAAGCTTCGAGGTCGCCGAGGAATTTTTGACCTCCGTGCTGAGAGGCGCGAACCTTCAGGAGCATTCGCCTGTCCTCGCCCTGCGACGGCGCCTGCTGGATGAGAGCAGGCCGGGCCGCAGCCCGATGGACAAACGCACCAAGCTTGCCCTCGTCCTCAAGGCGTTCGAGTTCTGGAGCAAGGGGCAGTCCCGCAAGGTCTTGAGATTCCACGCCGATGAGGAGTTCCCTGATCTGGGCATTGGGGGGAGACAACCAAATGTCACTGCGTGATCAGGTTCGCAGCCTGATAGAGTTCGAGCCAACCCTGACCAACGCCGAGATGGCGAGGGCATTGGGATGCTCGAGGCAGAACGTCAGCTACCATGCCAGGCGCCTGGCGCTGCCGAGGCAGATCAGCCACCGCAACTGCCGGGGCGAGTGCGGACGCAGGATCAGCAAGCGGCTGAAGTCCGGCATGTGCCGTCCATGCTGGCTCGCCAGCTACGCCTACGAGTTTGTGTGTGGCCGATGCGGCAAGGTAAACGTGGTGTACGGGCGCCAGGCCACAAGCAGGCGCAGGAACGACAAGCGAGCCGGATCGAGGCAGCGCAACTACTGCGACAGCTCCTGCGCCAGCAAGCACAATCAGGGCATTTACTGGCAGCTCCGCAAGCTTGACTCAGGCGTGGCGCAACGACTATAATGTGCGCCTGCACAACAAATGAAGGGAGGGCTAATGCTCAAGGTTAAGCATGGCGAAAAAGAAAAAAACTTTTATTCAATTTCTGAAGCGGCCCAAATTATTTCCGCCAACCAGTGGAAGGTCCGCGTGAATGGGATCCACAGCGAAACACTGCGCCGGACCTATCGAGATTCTGGCCGCAAATTTGGAAGGGCAATCGGGAGGGATGTGTTCTTCACCGTGGAGGATCTCGAGGCGATGGGATACCAGGCAACCAACACAGAATTTCACGACGACACACACCACCTAGTTATCACCTTGAATCTGGAGGATTAAGGATGCAGCAGCAACCACAACAACAACAGCCGCAGTACCAGGCCATAGGGCACATCGCAACCCTCGACAACAAGCGGCAGTTCAAGCCGCTCCGGGTCTCCTTCGTGGAGGCGTCGGGCCAGGTGCGCTGGTTCAGCGCCTTCGAGGGCGTCGGCAAATCCCTCGAGGCTGGCGGCGAGGGGTCCGGCCCGTGGACACTCACATACACCGAGAAACCCTACGTCTCTGCGACGGGCAACGCGGGCGTCAACCTCAATATCCGCCAGGCCGTGCTTAACGGCCAGGCTGCCCAGCCCCAGGCCCAGCCGCAGTTCCAGGCCCAGGCTCCCGCGCAGCAGATGCCTGTGGCCGAGTTCATCCCCAACACTGGCAACGCGCCAGCTTGGTCGCTGAACATGGATGACCGGGGGCGAAGCATAGTGCGCCAGGTGGCATTCAAAGAGATCGCTGACAAGGACGGCAAGAGCGGCGAGCAGCTCAATGCCTTGACCGATCTTTATGAGTCCATCATCCTTGGAACCTACCAGCCGGAGGTCTTCGCTGACCCGGAACCCGAGGAGGCTCCCCCGCCAGCGGATGAGGAGTTCATCCAACATACCCTCTAGTCATCAGGCCCTGAAGCTTCAGGCTTCAGGGCCTTTTGCGTGACAAAATAAAAATTAAAAATATTTTCAAGAGCAGGAGTTTAAGATGCCAGATGTAAGAGTGGAGATGCAAACAGCTTTGGACATTGGAGGCCCGGTGGTCCAGATCACCAAGGCCAGAGGCGGCAGGGTGTATGAGCTGGGACATGTCGAGGGCAAGCCCAGGGTTCCCAGCGTGACCTCCATCGTGGACGGCACGCTGCGGAACTACGGCGTGGAGATCTGGAAGCGCCAGCATATCGAGCGCGGCCTCGAGGCGCAGAGCGGCAGACAGCTCAACGCCACGGCCATCAACGAGATCATGGCCGCAAGCTCGAACGAGGCCCAGGCCAGCGCAGATCTTGGCACCGAGATGCACTCGATTATCGAGGGCCTGCTTCAGGGCGAGGAGATGCCCGTGCCTGCACAGCTCGAGCCTGCGGTGCAGGGCTGGCTCAAATGGCGCACTGAGTTTGCGCGCTGGGAGCTGCAAGGCTCCGAGGTCACCGTCTACGATGAGGAGCTGGGCTACGCCGGGACAGTCGATGCCCTATGGTATGACCCCGTGTTCAGGCGGTACGTCGTGGTGGATTGGAAAACCTCTGCCGGGTTGTACTCGAGCGCGCTGATGCAGGTAAGCGCATACGCCCACGCCTTTGACGAAATGCTGCTCCGGGAAATGCGGTTGCCGATAGGCCTCGAGGTGCAAGGGATGGTGGTGCGGTTCGACAATGATTACCCACGCGATGAGGACAACAAGAAAATCCGCACGTTGCCCAAGGTCTTCACCGATAAGGTGGAGTATGCCTGGAGTGGCGATAACGGGTGGGCCGCCTTCGAGAGCTGCCTCGCCTTGAGCAAGGCCGAAAAAGAAAAAATAAAAAAAGAGAGACTCTGATGCCCTGCACTCCTGAGTATTGCGACGAGCATGACTACATGGTGGCCAGCGGAAGCGCATGGTGCCGGATGGAATTCGCCAAGCGCGCCAGCGAGGGCGGCAGAGTGGCCGCCGAGATGGGCCTGACCGAGGCGATAGATCGCATGGGCGATCTGGTCGAGGAGCTGCTGGAAGAGCGGAAGGAGCGGTTCAGGCCGCGCCGCCAAGCCGGGCCTCCCCAAGAAAAAAAAGAAAAAAAATCCAGCGAGGGCTATAAATGGAACCAACAATAACAGCGAAGGGTTCAGGCTATCTGATCGAGTGGGCCAGCAAGGATGTGCTGGCCAGGGTGCGGTATCCCAGCGTGTCCGGTCCGGGCATCAAAGCCGAGTGCGCCGTGACCCACCAGGGATTCCCCATCCACCGCAGCTTCCTGACCCTGACCAGCCCCAGCGGAATGCGGGACTACGAGCGCAGGCTCGAGCAGCGCAGGCCAGCCGCCGATTATCAGGTGGACTGGTCGCAGGTGGTGGAGGATCTGGCTGGCATAACAGTCGATGCGATACGGGCGCAGCTCCCCGAGCGGGTGCTGGGGGAGGTGACCAGTGACGGCACGTTCACCTATAGAGTGGACAACGTCCTCATCGAGCGCGCCAACAACGTGCTGTATGCCGAGGGAGGCACGGGCAAATCGTACTGGGCATTGTTCCTGGCCACGATAATCTCCGAGGGGTATGTGGACACTGACCATCGGCTGGTCGTTGAGCCGGGCAACGTTCTTTACTGCGATTACGAGACCTCCGACCAGGCAATTTCCGAGCGGGTGCGGAAGCTGCATAACGGCCTGGGCATCAACCGCCCGTCCAAGATAATCTACCAGCCGATGTCCATCCCGTTCGTTCAAGACCTGGACCGGATCATGGATGTCATAGACCGCCGCTCAATCAACGTGCTGATGATCGATAGCATGGGCCTGGCGGCTGGGAAGATCGAGGACTCAGACCAGGTGCAGAGTTTCTTCAGGAGCCTCTCCTACCTCAACGAAAGGTTCAGCCTCACAACGTTGGTCATCACCCACACCAATCGGCAAGGAACGTTGTTCGGGTCCGCCTATATCCAGGCCAGCGCGAGGTCGCTATGGGAGGCCAAGCGAACGTCCGGGTCTATCGCCGAGGGGTCTATGGACTTCAGCCTATTCCACCGCAAGGCCAACGACGTTGCCATCCAGCCTGCCCAGGCATGGTCGGTGGCGTTCGACGCGGAGAGCGTTAGGTACAAGCGCATCGACGTCTATGAGACCGAGGCTGCGGGGGAACTCAGCTACGCCAAGCTGGTCGAGCGTATCCTCCATGCCGATGGGCCGCAGGATCGTGAGTACCTCGACGCCAAGATCGCCGGGCTGAAGCTGGGGGACGCCGATGAGAAGGCTATCGCCAAGGTGCGCGGCAACGTGGCCACGGCGATCACCCGGCACCGCACGGCAGGCAAGCTCGAGGAGCGCGAGGACGGTATGCTGGTATGGGTGAAGTCCGCCCAGGCCCAGGAAGACGAGGAAGGTGAAGGCGAATGGTCGATATAGCGGTGATCCACCTGCTGCGGGACGCGAGGACGGCAGGGTTTTCGGTAGACCTGAACGATGACAAGCTCTCAGTGACTGGACCGCGGGATCGAGGTGATATCCTATCGGGCATCCGGGACCATAAGACCGAGATCATCGACGCTCTCCAGAATCCGAGCAGCGCGGCCCAACATTATGTAGACCGCCTGGTCAGCGGCGCCGCGTGGCTCGAGGCTTGCGAGGCGAAGCTGGATGCGGCAGAGACCGAGGCTATGGCCGAGGCGTATGTCCGCAACCTGCACCTATGGGCTGACCTGGACGAGGAGCTACGGCGGATAGTGCCGGAATACAGGGGGTGTCCAATTGGCGGCTGCAAAGAAACGGCGGCAGTGCGTTGTCTGCACTGTGCCCCATCTGCCACCACGGCAACTAAGCCCTAACGCCCGGCTGCACTGGGCGAAGCTCCGCGCCGCCAAGGCCGAGGCAAAGGATGAGCTGGTGGCCCTGCTGATCGAGCAGGGCTGTGTGCAGGATCCACTATGGGAGAGGGCGCACCTCAAGCTGACCTTCGTGGCCGCAGATAAACGGCGGCGGGATCTGGATAACCTTATCGCAGCCTGCAAGCCCTGGATAGACGGGCTGGTGGGCGCCAACGGAGTGATCGTGGATGACGCCTACGACAGGCTCTCAATCGAGGCGAGCTATCACATTGGAGAGAATGAGCAGACGATTTTGGAGGTGACACATGTGCCCTAGATGCGACACCAAACTCTCGCAAAACTACATAACCGAACACCCCAGGTGCATGACCTGCGGGTGGCAGGACTATACCCATCCACTGCCGAAGACTAGGTTCAGGTCGAGGGTATCGCGGCTTCAGTACATTGGATTCTCAGACAGGCTCGAGGGCATCACGGTGCCAATTCGCGTGAAGCGCGACGAGTCCAAGGTGGGCGTGTCAACCGTGCCAAGCTGCCCCTGGGACCATAAGGATATGCGAGTCGTGGCCAGCAGTGGCTATGGGAGGGCGAAGGGAGGGCGCTCGAACGAACGCACCTATCGTTGCCCAGCCAGGCACCGCATCATCCTGCTGGGCAGCTCCAACGGTGACTGGCGCGGGTGGATGTGACCCCTTGATTGATGGCCACAACGGCGTTATAATCAACGCCATACCAGCGGCTAGGAGATTTAAACCAGGTCGGGTTTGTTCATGCCCGGCGCCGAGCTTTCCAGGCGTGTCATCTCCCTCCGATAGTCCCGTGAACTTTGCCTGGCTGATGTTCCAGCGGGTGCCGCTAGATTATAAGACCCTGGGTCGCAATGCCCAGGGTCTTTTGCTATGTCGCTCTAAGGGGCTATAGAGGGCGTTAGGAGGCAGGTTGCGACCCCGGACCAACCTTCTTAATGAATCTGCTGAACTCGGAGATCAACTGCCCTCGCTCTTTCTTGGTTAGCCGCCCGTCCTCGCCCGATGCCTGGATCATCTCGATCAGCTTGATCATGTCAGGCACCAAGTCCTTATGCCTTTGAACCATCCTGAATAATTTCCACATGCCATCCTCCTTTAGCGTATAAACACTGGCTCCTCAAGCACGCCGTCGGCCACTGTGTTGACGCTGACAGAGGAGTTGATTACGAAATCTGCGCTGTTAATATCCCCGTCGTCACCGATCCTCACGTTCTGCAAAATCAATCGGCCTATCTCGAAATAGTCTGCATTGAATGCGCCAGTCCAGGCCCGAACGCCGTCGAGGGTCATCTCGTCAATCAGGACATCTCCGCCCGTTGTCGTCTGGTTGAGGATGATGCGGTCAACGGTCATATTCTCTGCAACGTAGCTGGTGGCCCCACGCCCAGAGCCAATCACCACATCATTAGTCGTGCTAGCCATAGTCATCTCAAATGTGTGGCCTGCGGCAACTACATCAGTGGTGGCCGTGATCTCATAGATGTCGCCGTTCGCGAAATCCATCGTCGGAAACTCGCTGTTCTTGATGGTCAACGTGTCTATGGTGATCATGTCCGAGGTGCTTGTTCCGGTAATCTGAAAGGCGTCTG